GCAAGTGCGTTCAATAAATCGGCAGCTAATGCGCCATTCTGGGTCATCTTAACCCTGTTGGCTGATCCTATTTGAAAGTTTACTTCTAAAATAATGGGGGTATTGGCCGGCACAGCTGAACCTGATAAGGTTTGTGGTCCTCCTGTACTCGCACTCGCAATGATTTGAGGTAAATTTGTATTAGATATCAACCATCTATAACCTGAATCCCCATTCTTATCAAAGAAGGTGATAGCGCCTACGCCATCATTCTGTAACCGTAGATTAGTCACCACATAAAAAGTAAATGAGCCTGTAAAATTAAGGGAACTATCGGCAGGTGCAACTAAACTCTCGGCGCCGACAATATCCGTAACAAAAACAAGTGAACGCTGACCATTCATTCCAGGTGAATTATGAAGAAAGGTTGGTTGTTTTACGGGGTCTGCTTGAACTGCAACTTGAGCTTGCGAACTTTGACCTGTCCATCCTGTTACAAGACCAGCAGTCACAGGGGCAATACCTTTCGCCGCATCAAACCAGGCCACTAATCCTGAAAAGTCTTTAGGATCAAAAGGTTTTAAATTAACCCATGTGAGACCGTATCGATCAGCAAGGTAACTCCCTATAAAGTTCCTTTCGTTGAGGGACAGCGCACGATTAAACAATAAAATCTGAGCCATTTGTCCTTTGAATGCAGACGTTCCTGCATCTTTAGCGCCAATAAACAGATCGGATGGACTTTGATTTATTTTTCGGAGAATATTGCTTTTCAATTCACCCAACAAAGTTCCACTCTGACTGAAACTGATCAGGCCGCCTACTTCATAATGAACCTCTAAAATAATATCCGTGGCATTAGTCGGAGCCGTGTCACAAGTTACAAACTCACTGGACACATCATCGGTTACTCCGACCGTGACCTTATTGGATTCTGAGGTATCCATGAAAATCTCATAACCATTGGGAGAATTGTGACCTATGATAAAACGATCTACACCATTGGAAACACTGTTCATTGCCACATAAAAAGTGAAAGAAGTGCTTAAATCAATAGTTGATGAACTGGCAATCGTCATATGTTCATCAGTCGTATCATCAAACTCTAGATTAGGAAATCCATTGAATGCCGTTGCCTGAAACAGTGGTTGTTTCGCTCCGGTTGTCTGTGCTGCATTATTCGCTTTACCAGATTGGTCAGCCCAGGCCGACACGTTTGGTGAACCCGTAATACCACGAGCAGCATCCAGCCAAACCACTAGACCAGGTACCTCATCAGGCGTGTGTTCTAAATCTGTCCAAGTCAAATGATAACGAGATGCAAGATAGCTTCCCACCTTGTTTCGTTCTTCTAATGTCAAGAGTCTGTCATAAATAACTACCTGGCCCATTTCCCCAACAAACCGTTCCCCTGTCCCAAGGGAACCTATAAACAGGGCGGCAGTATTATTGTTAATGGGAGCGACCACTGTATTAGTAACAATCGCACCCAAAGGAACCCCGCTTTGAGTGTAATTAATTACCCCTCCCACTTCATAATGAACTTCTAAAATTATGTTAGTATTAAGAGAAACTGCAGATGTGCTAGAAACAAACTGAACTGCCCCTGTCCCTTTTATTCCTGTTGAAGATTTAGTCCCGGTTGCCGCAATTCTCCATCGGTATCCAGCATTTGCTCCCTTGCTAAAAAAGTTTGGATTCGCTGTAGCAGATGTAGCCTTGACCACAACGTAAGCGGTGAATGAGCCAGCTAAATCCAAGCTGGTAGAATCAGGGGCGCTCATCTCATCATTGGATCCATCAAAGGTAAGAGAAGGGAAACCATTTATACCCGTAAGATTAAAAACAGGCCGAGCAGAGCCAGTCCCTGTAGCGTTATTCCCCTCCTTACTACGGTCAGCCCATGAATCAACAGGTGCCGCAGTTCCAGGCACCACTCCCTTCCCGGCATCCAACCATAAAACTAGATTTGATATATCGTTGAGGGTAAAACCTTCCTCGGCAGTTCCGAAGGCACTCCCCATAGCAGGGCCAAAAGGTTTCCCGAATGGAGGACCGTCAAGAAGAATTGATTTAAGATGGTTTTTAATCATTAGCAATGCAATCCTGAATTCAGGTAAATAGTTACAGCCGCCACTGTCGCTGGCTTATCAATCACGATTGTCATGGGAACCTTGATTGCTTCCCCTTTATTCGTTGGTGTTAAAACTACTGCCGATCCATCCTGGAACCATGTTTCTTTAGTAGTTCCATCGTCCGGAGTCAGCTTGATGGGAATTGAATCTGTGCTGGTTAATCCAACTGCCCAGATAAGAGCAGGAAGAAGTTCCTGGGTGACTGTAAAAACATGGTCATTGCTCACACCCGAAGTGGAAGGAACAATTACCTGCGATTGATTAAAAGCTGTTATTGACATAATTTTGTCCTTTAATTAAGTGGTAATCCTTCCACATTCTCGAATATTTGCTGGTTGATATCAGATTCAATCTTTCTTATATCGGCTCCTGCCTTTGCATCATCCCGAGGGATTTCCCTGAGAATTTTCTGCGCCTCAACCCCTTTCTTCTGTGCTGATGCCAGATTATCCGCGACCTTGGAAGTGCGTTCTTCTGCTTCCGAGTCAGCCTGTTTAGCGGCCGCTTCAAAGAGTTTGTCTTCCTCGCTCTGCTGGTTCTCTTGAGCACTGATGAGCGCTTTCTTTTCTTCATCTGTTTCTGGATCAATTAATCCGAGTTGGATCATGCGATCTCGATTGAATTTCTGTAGTCCTTTGCCAATCCCCGGCAGTTTGTTGAACATTTCAGCCAGGATAATCGGAGTGTAATCACCCAAGGCAGGAGTATCTTTGGAAAGTTCCAGCAAGTCCTTGAACATTTCAACATCGGCTTCCCTCTGGGTTTCATACTGAGGACCGACATCCGAATAAGCCCTGAACTTCTTATTCCTGAGAACGCTGATCTCTGCTATTTGCCCCAGGCTTTCATCAAACGTGGCCTTGATAAGTTGCTGGTTGGATTCCGTTCCATCTTCTTTGAGCAGGACAATCTCGCGCCTGTCGGCATAGTTTTCGGTGGCTATGGATTGATAAACTTCTCCTATGTGTTCCACCGCACTGAATATATTGTCCATGATGGGTTGGGTGTTTAAATCCCTGATCTTTCTTTCGGCAATGATAGCCTTCCCTGATTCCAGCCTCGGGTTTGCTGTCTCCTGGGGAGAACCTCCTGTCATTTCCTGCATAAAGAGTGGAACAACCTGGAGAAGGGCTTGCATCGAGGGAGATACTGCCGGTGCGCTGAGGAACCCAAGCGGTCCCTGATGAACTATATTCCCATCCTTGTCCCTCAATGCTTCCATTCGGACATAAGGAGCATTCGTCAAATCAGTCCAATCAGATTCATACTCTGGGGTGATCTGTTTCGGATCCACTATCGGGATGTCAGTCGATTGCATGGCCGCATTCTCGGCAAGCTGAGAGATTTGCATATTGTACATTCGCTGAGGATCAATGTTCTTCCTGACCAATCCCCTGGACCACTCCACGCCATCTGAATAGCCACGGAAAGCATAAACAGGAATAATGGGTATCCACTTGCCGGCTATAATCTTGGGTGCTTTGAGCATATCCTGACCGCTGAATACTGACTTCCTGATTCTCCTGCGTCTGAGAGTCTTTTCTTCGCTGAATCGAAGGGATGGATCTTTCTTTATGGTGGACTTATCTTCCTCATGTTCCTTTTCAGAGAACACTTCTTTCTTCAAGGTGTTGAGATTATCGTAAATAAAGACAGTCTCATTAACGTGCATCACATCGTAACGAGTGCCGACATAAATATTATTGGGGTTGGTCGAGGAGAAGTTGAACTCCTTGCGGTCTGATGGATTGAATACCGACACCGCATCCTTATCAGGGTAAAGCCTTTTAAATTCATCCCGATTCATTTCAGTCAAGATAGTGCAATGGATAGCGTCCCTCTTGTCCTTGCGTTGCGCTCCCTTGTTGAAATAAACACTGTTATATCCATTGAACAAAGGCTTGAATACTATCCTGCGGTCCTGGTTCTCTGGATCTTCTTCATCCTCATGTATGGTTCCCAATTTAAGAAAGCCCTGCCCAGTAATTACAGCTTCCTGCACCGCATTATCTAAAGACTCTTTGCCTGAGAACTGCCGGTAATCCGTCCGGAACAGGTTATTCAGGAGCATGGCATCCTTCTGATCTCCTGCTGAATCAGTCGGTCGATAATCAACAGCCACTCGGTTCTGGTTCCATTCACCCATAAACCGTTGGATATGATTGCTTATCAGGTCAAACTCTAATTGAACCCTGCCCTCAAACTGATCCTCCAGGAAGTCCTCCCATTGACCACCCTGAACCATAACCATTCGCATATCTATATTGGCTTGACCTCTTTGCTCAAGATTGATCGAGGCATCCTGGGCAACATCAATCTTGAACTTGTCAAGGAGTTCAGCCATATCTTCCTTGGTCAGATTCTTTTTGTTCGCAATAGTCTTAATATCTTCTGGCATTAGATTCTTTGCCTTTTGGCTCTAGGGAAATAAACACTCTTTTCTTCTATTCTAGGAAATTCCATTGACATCATTGCCGAATCAGCCAAATTGGGAGACTCAATTTTTAATTTGTTTTTCATTTCTTCCTTAGTCATTATTTGCAAGAATCCGTTCCCGTTTATTTTCCTGGGTATTCGACAAATTTCTGAGCGGAATTGTTCAATACATTTTATTTCCGAAGAAACACTTATCAACTCATCAGGATCAACATATTCTTTCTTCACAATAGCTCTATAAGTATTGTAAAAACGGTCACGGAGTCTCCAATAATATTGGGCTCGTTTATTCTTGAATGTTTCTTTGTTTGTTTTCGCCTGTTGACGTTCCATCCTTGCGTCTGGTTGATATAATTCACTCGGATTGACTACACCCTCCGACCCTTTAAACATTATGGGTTTAATATTTTTACCTTCCAGGTCTTTATTTACTTGTCGTTTTAGAGAAACTCCCAGACCATCACAATCCCAACTGAACAAGTCCACATTATTTTGGATTGCATATTCAGTAGCCCAATCACAACCATCATTCACATCACCATCTATTTTTTCCATGACATCCACAAATACGGAACCATGCCGGTAAACAAGACCTTTTGGGTCTGGACCCATATCAGATGGATCATGTGAAACGATCTTGACTCCCCTTGGTTTAAATCCGAGTTTCACATGGGCATCAATGGCCGCATCGAACCACTCTGCCTTGATAATGGAATTTTCTACACTGTCATTGAATGCACCTTCCCAGATATGGTCGTATTCGGCTCGGGAACGGTTTTTAAAGTCCCATGCCTTCTCCATTGCAAGACCCTTGGGGAACCAGGGGTTATCCCTCCAGTTCATAACTATAATCAAGTGCATTTCGTCCTCATAGAAGCCATCCCTATCCAATTCCTTCTTGAATGGAACTATAAAACGCTTGCTGAACGGGTCATTTGAGGCCATTGGATTCGCTGTAAAGAATAGTTGCGAATCGCCTTCCCGGATGGTCGGGAGTAAATCATCAAGGGATTGTTGGGAGAGATCCTGGGCTTCCTCGATCCATGAATATTTGAAGCCTTGGGCAGAACGAACGGCAGAGGAATTCCGAGCAAATCCTTTATACCGGAACCCTCCTTTTGGGATGAAATCTATTTTCTTATCTTTGGGGATGGCATCAATTCCATCCATCTTTTCGATCAAGCCTTTGAGGAGTTTGTGGACTGAATCATCTATCGAAGCCTGGAACTCTCGACCGCAGAGAATGTCAGCACCTTCAACCTCAACCTTCAATATAAGGATTCGGCCTACGCTTTCTGATTTTCCTGAACCTCGGCCTCCTATCAGAACAACGAGCCTTTTTTTAGTCGTTAAGACCTTTTCCAGTTTCTTCGGAAGCTGGACTTTTGAGTGTATTGTCAGCATTCACAAACTCGACAGTGATTTTTTTCTCAACCGGCCCACCATTGGGTCCGGTATTCACAACAGTATCTTTAAACATTCCTAAATTCTTTCCTGCCAGTTCAATACCTTTAAACATTGGTCCTGCTTGGAAGGTGTATTCTCCGGTCTCTTTTCCTTCCTTATCCAATACCGGACTGTGTTGCATACAACGCTCGACACCTTCTTTCAAATTGGTTAAAACCCAATCCTGATCGATGTGACAGCGTTTAGATGATGCTTCCATTGCCTCAACAATTGCGGCCGAAATTGCCGGTTCTTTTTTCAAACGAGAACCACCAGCATTTGCCACTTCATAAGAGCAGTCATAGACTTTCTGATAGGCTTCGGTCGCATTTCTGCTGATGGCATATTCATCAACAAATGCCTGATGTCTGTCAGATAATTCTTCGTCTATGCTTTCCTCGGTCATTTTCTACCTTTTTTCCCTTTTCTTGGTTTCCTGCGAGTTCCATTCGGCTTTGTTGGTTTTCGCCTTCCATTATCAGATGACATAATTTCTCCTTTCTAAGGGTCTATTGCTTCTTGAACTTGGAACCTGATATCCTGGTTCCTGATCTGTCGTTCCTCATTCGTTGATGTGTTTACAAGCCGAGCGAACGCATTCCACAGCCCCAAATTCATCACTGCTGTTTCTGCGGCCGTGATAAGAGTGGGCCAATTATTGTCCGGACCCGGGGGAATAACCCGATTAAATCCTGTGGCTCCCGGGGTGGTAGTGGTAACGTCCTTAACGTGCTGTTTGACATAAAGAGTAGCAACCCATCCCTCGATGCTCTCACCATCCCGGTCAAATGTGACCTCCAGGCTTGCACCTTTTCCTATTTGAGTTATCTTACCCACAAACACCTCCACTCCCTTTGGTACTCTGTGCTTTTCCACCACTTTTAATCTTCCGAGAACCACCCATTCCTACAATGCTCTTGGGTTGTGCCGATCCGGTGAGTGGAATGGATTTCCCTTCTGCCTCCAGAGGGGCTATAACTCCCGATTCCGCATCTGCCTTAGATGGATCAATCGTTATGCTCACTAATCCCCAGTGAAGGGGCATATATTGCCAGGACATTAGGGTGCATCCAATGTTGTTATCGTTACATTTGGAGTCAACAGACTTCCAGTAATTGTTTTATCCAGGACCGCTGTTGTCGTTCCCTGCTTATTGACTCGCAAACTCGTACTCGTTTCAATGTGATCACCCAGGAGGATCTCGGTGGCTTTTTCAGCGTTGCCATCTGGGATATCAATGAACATAAAAATGTCCTTCCAATTCTCTCCGCTTACATCCTTGCCAACAATCGAAACCTTATCGGCTCCTGTCATTTCAGCCACACTCAGATTGACTTTTACATTCACCGATGCACCAGGTGATACAACAGGAGTGTTCGCAAGATTATTCAACCCACCTCCTGCTTTACTGATCTTGAAATCCCCAGAAACTATGGTCGGAGCAACTTTAAGTTTGCTCGGGTCCAGGAAATCAGTCAGAGCAATATAAAACTCGTATGCTTCGCCTTTATGAGGTTGCGGCATCCTTGTTTTCCTCAGCCGTTTTGGGTTTGTCTCCGTTACTTTCTGGTTCTGGCGGAAGGAATGATTTAATAATTGCGACAGCCTGGATTACTTGAACATGCGCTTGCCTACCCATAGAAGTACCTGAACAAACCTGGTCCAGAATTGTGAGGGCTTCTGCCGGTGTCATTTGGTTTTGCATAAATTCTCCATTAAAATTAATTTGTCTCACATAATCTTAAATTGATACATGATAATCTCATTTAATATCAAAATGATACAATAATCTCATGCTGAGACAAATTCAGCCAAAGTCTTAGATGGACGTACATCCTTGTGTGGCTGTAAAATCTGCGGTTGTTCCTACACCTTCTGCCTGATATTTGACAATATCCCCCTGGTTCATAAGAACTGACCGGGAAGTCTTAAAGGTTCGATCGTCTCCAGACCCGGAATATTGTTCCTGGGTTTCTATGATGTCTGCAAGATCAACAAAGCCAGCTCCTCGATCAATCACTATTTTAAAATTATATGTCCTGGTCCCCCCTCCTACCGGCGTCACAAGAAATTCAATGGGGATTTGCAACACTTCTGGATCAAGACCGTCATATCTCAAAGCCCCATTAACAGGGTCTATAAGGGATATTCTTTCGTTAAATGAAAGAGGTGTTGCCGTTCCCAAGTCAATATCTACATAGGTTCCATCCAGGACATCGGTTGCGGTCACATTTGATACGGCAGTCCAACCTCCGACAGTTAAAGAATCTTTCTGATTCCCGCAATCTGTTACGTTCAGGCGACTATCTTTTTCGGTTAAGGAACCTGTATCCAATTCGCCAGAAGTTTCCCCGGTGGCAAAGGTTGCATTGACTTGGAATGTGTTGGTGAGAGGGTTATAGATTGTATAACCAGCGTTATAAGCAATTGTTTTGAGAATCAAGAGGGTTTGTAAGGCGCTAAAACCGTGGGCCGCTGAGGTAACGGTGACAGAATTAGAAAGGTACGACCCGGTATCACTACTGGTGAAAGCGATAGGTGCGCCCGTTGATTCAATATTTCCTTCAAAGAAACCCGCGCCGGTCACTGTCACGATTAAAGTCTGGTTATAGGTGACCTCTGGAGTGAAAGTTGAATTCACAACTCTTTGCCCGACAAATACATCCGTTCCAGCATGATTAAATCTTGCGTAGTTTCCTCCTGCGGGGATAGAAGTCCCACTCGAAACGCTGGTGATTGCGGTTGCAGTTATAGAGGCATCAGCAAAAAGAGTTATTGCCTTAATCATGCCAGCTTTAAAATAAGTTGATAAACCTTGATTTTGAACTTGATCAATTATCAATTGCAAAGCAGGGTTTATTGTTGGGTCAATATCAAATGCACTTTGACTTGCTCCTGCAACTATTCCCGTATTATTAAAACCCCCCGCTACACCTAAATTATTAATAGTAAATATAGCCCCGGTTCCTGCAAAATCTGAGAGCAGGAAACTAGCCACATAATTTACTGCTTGAATATTTGTTAATGTTAATCCGTTCCTAAATCCCCTATGAACAAACCCATTGGCATTCACAGTACCGCCATCTATTAATCCAATTTCTGTTGTGCCGCCGCCTGTATAACTTACCGTGACTGCCGAAGGTGTAAAAGTATTTGTTACTCCCACCATGTTCATGAATTTTGCACCAGCACCAGATAAGGTGACATCCATATTTGAAATATTCACATTCAGAGCATTGACAACATCGAGGAAGGTTCCTGTGGAAGAACAGGTTAATTTAGATCGTCCCTTATCAATCGTTCTGATTGACAATTCCTCTCCTACATGGTCAAACCGGATGGTATTGATTCCAAAATCTATGGTCTCGGAAATAATGTAATTACCGGGTTCAAGGTCAATCACATTCCCAGAAGGTGCAGGAAGAACACTGATATCGAAAACAAAGAATGTTCCTATCGGTGTGATGGCAGGGAGTCTATTGGTTGTATTGGTATTGAATCCCATCAGGCAGACCTCACAAAAAGGTTTGTTCCATTCGTATAAATAACCAGATCAAAGAAAGCAGTATTCAGGACCAGGGAAGTTGCTCCGTCTATAGTTTCCGATCCTCCTGTGGTCAAGGTAATGGTATCGGTTCCATCCACCGAACCGCTCTCATCCTTGATAGGCCATTCCTTCCCGGTCTTGGCTATCTCTGTGGTGGGAAAATCAATTGTCCTGGCGGCTGTGATGGAAGTAATTGCAAGAAGATAATCAGCGGCAACTACTGTGTGGTTGGCGTCTGCTATTGCAGTTCTTGAATTTGCATGACTACCCTGAACATCGAGGCCAGCAGTCGGTAAAGCCGTATCACCTATTCGCAAGCCCGTTGTATTAAGGCTCATTCGTATGATGTTATTTACCGTTGACCATAAAAAATCATCTGTTGTGGTATAGGAGAAAGCACCGGCAACAGGGATAGCAACATCACCAAATATAAGGCCACCCCCACTAGCATTAGGCTGTAGAAATTGAAGAAAATTATTAATATTACTTTCTATAATTGCAGTTATACCACCGCCTCCTGCAACTGCACCTGACGAGGCGGCTCTAAGATGGAATAGGGCATCAGGCGTGGTAGTACCGATGCCTACCCTTCCATTCTGCTCGATGCAAACTCGATTCGTGTTTAGATTGTTTCGGAACTGAAAACCGTTTGTCACATCGTAGAAAATTCCACCGTGGATATTATTCTGTCCTCCTCCGGGGAAACCAAATAAAAGGCCGTGGGTACTGATCGCAGGGGCGAGAAAACTCAGGTAGTTATCACCACTGTTTTCCATGGTTATAACCGTTCCACCCAAGGGGCTGACTGAACCAGCCGTATTTAGATGAACATGGAGGCGAGAATCAGGCGTTGAAATTCCTATGCCCAATTTCCCCTGTGCGGCAGTCCCACCAATTAACCGCATTCTTTCAATTCCGGTATTTGTGGAATTATCCCCGGTAAAGAAAACCATATCCCTGTCAGAATCAGTCCTGGTCGAAAAACATAAATCGCCAGCCGCATCTTGGATTTGGGAATATGTGCTGTTCCCGTCTACACCAGCCAAAGCCCTAAATCCCAACTGCATCCTTACAAATGAATCTCCAACCCTTATAAAAGTATCTGTAACTGGTGCCCCTCTTATATCCAATTTACTTGTAGGTGTTAAAATTCCAATTCCTACATCCCCGGTACCATCTACAATTCGCATCCTTTCAATCAAAGTATCCAAGGCGGCGTTAGGAGTGATGAATTGAATACCGCCGCCAGCAAAGTTTCCTCTGCTTGCTATTTGAACAGCTCCATTTAGGCTTGCTCCTATTTGGGCTTGTCCCGCACCCTGCGATAAACCCGTTGTTCCAAAATATCCAAACTGCAATCTCACAGAAGTATCTTCAATATTTATTAAGGATGCGACACCTGAACCCGCATCCATTCGGAATCGCGCTACTACACTTTCAGAAACATCAAAAAGAAGTTTCCCGGTTGTGGGGTCAACTGTATGAGGGGAATCTTTAAGGGTCTTGGAATTTACGCCGTTCCAAACAGGTATAGAATTATCTGTATTCGTTGCAGGACCGGAAACGTCACCACCACCCATCGGAACCCAGGCAACTCCATCGAAGTTTTCCATCTGGTCTGTTGTCGTGTTCCATATCCCCATCCCTGCCAATGGAATTGGAATAGCGTCCCTTTGCGTTGTAGTGAGGCGATTAAACAGGAGGGCGGCAGTTGTTGACTTTAAATCAATCGAGGTAGATGCGGCAGAATCGGTCAAGGCTCCAACACTCATTGCCGAACCAAATAAAGCGTTCCCGGTAGAAGTCTTAATCCTCATTCTCTCTACAAGAGAACTGAGCCCCGCATTTGGTGTATATAGCTCTATATCGCCAGCACCATCGGAAGTAGGGGCCAGGAACAGACCGCCAGTAGTTCCCCAACCTATTTGGGCATGAACACCACCTAAATCAATTCCCCCGCCATAATCCCCAACTTTCCCGGTAATTAATCCGTCATTATCAAATGCCAGTAAAGTTGTACCCGGGCTGGCCCTTCTAACAATGGCAGTATCAAGTTGTAGAGATTCAAGGATGACACTGTTGCCGCCAGTATTTGAAAGGGTATCAACATTGAGTTGCAGATTATCTACATTGAGTTGAGTTAAACCAGAAAGAGCGCCGGCATCATCAAGTATCCCTAAAGAATTCTGGATTAGTTTCCCAGTGGCAAGATCGAATCGCGCCAGGGCGTTATCGGTGGATACTCCGACATTGATTACATTACCGGCATCATCGGTAGTGAATTCAAGACCGGTCTCAGCGGCATTGACCCTGACAGCATTTAGAGCAAAGCCTGTATAAGTGGTTTCAAATACATCGGTGAGTTCAAGAAAGGTATCAACAGGGTCAGCTGTTCCCAACTCCAACCAGACCGAGGGGCCGGTGGACATCAGGACAAATATACTTAATGGGCTTGTGATGCCGACCGCTTTGCCGACATTCTCCAGGACTTGAAAGGCTGTGTCTGCATCCCGAGCGGCTATGTCAGCATAGAACGTTCCGGCCGCATTGGGATTGCCCAGGATGGAGTGGACATTCTTCCCCACTGAGAAGGGATGAGAAAGCCCTAGCGTTTGGTCAAACGGTAAAGTCATCTAACAAAAGTCCTTTGGTTTCGACGGGTAAAGCTAACTAAAATTGTGCGGCATACACTGGCTCTAAATCTGCGTTGACAATCTCCTGGAGTTCGGCATTAACCATCCGGTTATGGGTGACTACTTCTTCCGTCTTAAAATCATGAGCATCAAGGGAAGTAATCACATCCCCTCCTGCATTTGTATCGAGGCTGAAACTATTAACGCTGGTCATTTCCAGGAATATAGAAGTGCCTTCTTCAAAGACCACGCTTGAATCAAGAAAAATTGTGACCGGCAGATTTGCTGTAAAGACTGATGGAGCGAAAGGTTCATCAAAAATAATCGGCCCTGTGTTGTCAGTCCCAACATAAATCGTATATTGAACATCTGTGGTCGCACTGATAGAGCCGGCTTCATGGATGATTGTCTCAACCACCCTGCCAGCACCAGCAGGACAAATCTGCCCGATTGTTGTATTGATTATTTCTGATGTGGTCGGTCCAGGTAAAACTGGATCGAGTTTCATCTTGTCAAGGAAAGGAGTTACAAGAAAGGCTGTGCCATCAGCATCAAATTGAATTTCAGGGATTAAAGCAAATAATTGTGGGTTGATTTCTGCTGAATTATTGGTACGTATAAATCCACCGGTTGGAGAAATGGTTAAATTGGGACCAATCAGAACAGATCCAGAACCAGTTTTAAGACTGCTAGCCCTGAATGTCTGGGCTCCGCTCCCGGTTAATCGTCTTGCCTGGAGGGTAACAACATTTTTATTAGTATTGCGGTCAAGTGTGATCTTGAATCGAAAGGCTTCTTTGGTGTTGGTATCACCTCCCGCATCTGATTGAACATACGAAGTATCACGTGGATTCCGGAGGGATAAATCAGGACCACCGCTAGGAGATAGAACGTGCAGAGTCATTAGGCAACTCGTTTACGAAATGAAACAAAGCCCTCGGGTTGCAATAAACAAAGTGAATCCTTTTTCCTGTGCTTATTCCAGGCTATGAATCCAAATGCTCTGAGTGATTTGTAAGCAACTGCGGTGAAGAATTTGGCACCCATGCAGATTTTATCAGCCATAGCTTCAAACCTATAGTCAGATTCCTTCTGATTTAACCAACATTTGATAATTCTCCTGTTATCACCATCGAAGGATTCAACCGCCGAATAAATATAAACAAATCCGTATTTATAGGGGAAATCATGGAACAAGCCAGCGAGGAACAAGTAACCGCTTGGTGAGAGCATATTCCAGAATAGGCGCGGGATACTGGCGCCATCAAATATAAAGCCTTTTGGAATTATGAATGTGAAACCCCTTCCCAAGAGATCACATTCCCAATCTTCCATAAGCTCATATCTTCTGCGTTCTCTCCTTTTCCGAACCGGTATCGGCCGCAATATAGGCATCTGCTCTTTAGTCAGCATTTAGTATGTCCAGAGAACGTCCTGGTCCTTTGTGGGGTCGATATCAACGTGGATAAAAGAATTCTTTACGCCTACCCTTCGAAATGTCTTGCAGAGAACAGGCAGGAGGGTCATTCGTTTATGGCTATGAGTGCAGGATATGTCTACGGCATGACCGGTGAGGTGTGCTGAGAAAGAATGTCCGCCTTCGGCTTCGTTGTGCGCTGAACACCGACAGCCAGAAGTTATCTTGATGGGATGGCCTATCTCATCCCGGACAACTTGGAGCTTGGCAACAAGGCCTCGGTCGATATCATCCAGACCACACCCACACCGGCAGGAGAACTCGGATCGTTTAAAGTTTGTGGTGATCTGTTCATCGATGGTAGATAAAGACAATATTTGTCACCCCATGTAAAAAAGTAAACAAACTGACCCACATGTGGAATATAAGTTAAATGATGGAGTATTGCAAACAATAATCGTCAGTCTGTGTATGAATATGTTTCACGTGGAACAATTATTGTCAGTCGGAAGGAAGGCCGACAGCCCCGAAACTGTCAGCCCTGGAGGTGAGCTGGTGGGGTGGGTTATCGAGTGAACCAGACTCGGATCTTACCGCCTCTGGCTTGAATAGCACGAAACAGTCGCATCACATATTTGAGGTCTCTTTCCGGATTCTCCATGATCAGAACAATGCCTGGGGGTCTATTGGTGGCCGCACCGTAATAAACAGCTTGCCCGATAGATTCTGCCCACTTATCAGCAAAATCAAACTCGATGGCATAGTCAGGGAGCAGACAGTCTACCCTCGTCCGATCAGGTAGAACGTGCTCGGTGACCCCACTGTGAGCAGTACACCAAATATTCTGATAATACGACTCAGGATGGGCTCGGGCCGCTTCTGCTGGAACAGCAAAACAAAGCATTAAAGCTATTAGAAGGTATTTCATTTAATTCCTTTCGTTTAGTCAGTTGAGATGGGTTATTTATTCAGAGCTTTATAGGTTGCATCAGATAATTCAATGGCCTTGTCAATGATAACGTGGATGCCTATATCATCAGGATGCTTGCCAGCCACCATCGAAACAACAAGTTTAATCACTAATCTTTCCCTCAGTTCAACTTGAGGATCTTCTTCCAACCCGAGTGTGTTAGCTTTACTCATGTTTAATCCTTTCTTTCAATTGTTTGGGCATCATTGCCCCCTTCTTTCTGAATAGGAGCGACTGCCATATTCATTGAGAATGATTTACGCCTTCCTTCTCCCTTAAAAGGAGCTACACAATGGTTTAAAAAGCTAGGAAACACATAGAAATCCCCTACTTTCGGACGGATATAGAATACATGGGATGAAAGTTCCTGTGGATCCCCATAGGAAAACTCGATACATCCATCCAGGCAATTCGGATCTTCCGGAGCGGATATGCTTGCCGGCAATTCAAGATAGCCAACACAGCTAAGACTGCACTGAGTATGGTGGTGCCTGGGGTTATATTCTCCAGCTACCTGGTCAACGAACCAGCCAGTTAGAAAGAGCAATTCATGTTCCCCTTGGACCTTATAAAGCCCATGAGAGTTGATTCGTATGGTATCGATGAAATATTGCAGGATACCTGAAACCAGCTCCTTTAATACCTTTTGAGCAGTATGTTCAAGGAATTTTGGCTGATGTTCTATACGACCGGCAAGTTTGTGACCGTGATCTGTTTGAGATTTGTCCATGCCGGTCAACAGATAACCCACCAAATCATCGGACATTTTCAATTTACCCAGAGTGGGACCGAAAGGACACAGAATATCGAAATCAACATTCTGCAATATTGGGGGTGGATATTCTTTGTCCTTCATTTCATCTCCTCAATGCTGTACTTCCAGAACCATTTTTCTTTGTATTTTGGACCTGCGGCAAATCCCAAAGTAGATGGATCTATCCCAATAATTTTATGGGTAAGTTCAACCTCGATCCCCGTAACCTTGAAGGTCTTGTCTGCCAGTGAGATAGGCATTGTTTGGGGTGGGTGCCATTCAAAGTCTACGGGCTTAGCATAGTCTGGAGTCTCGTCAACTATATCCTCGTAAGGGTCTGGATATTCAGACTTTAAAATCAAGGTTGGATCGTATGGCTTGCCTTTAGGAGTGCAATCCGTTCTATCCCATGCTCCCCACTCCTCGCCCTGGTAAACAGTGTCACCGATAGAGATTGGGGGAATGCCAACGCAGTGCTTTGAAGGAAATCCTTCATTTGTAACACCTTCAAAATAAAGTTTTTTAAACTTAAAAGTTTCATCCCAGTAAAAGTCCTTCATCCACTCTGGAGGCTGTGGCTCGACCTCAACATAAAGCGTGTTGTCGTTGATCTGCTCTTTGATAGCGTGGTTCATCATATCCTCCAAGTTTATTTAGTAACTATGATTTACTATTATTGTTAATCACTCATGCTATTCATTGGATTCGCTGAATTCGAAAATCCACCAGAGTTTTCTTATCTGAGATTTGGTGGATGAAAAGCTCTATCACTTCGCGGTAGTTTTCAATCATCAACTTTCTTTTAAACTGGTTCGGTACTGCGATACACAATGTACCACCCTGGAGACTACTCGGAAAGGTATCATCGAATAGATGGTGATTTTCAGCCGATACCTGAGACTTGAGCATTTCAAGACATTTAGCCCACAGGTTCTCAAGGTCTGTGTTTTTAGGTTTTGATTTTTCTGATATTTCTGACGGTTTAAGGGGTGAAGAAGAAGAAGGAGAAGAAGAAGAAGATAAAGAGCTATCGTTTGCCATTGGCAAAACTATGGCACTGCCATCGTTATTCTGTTCCTTTTTCCACCGGCTGGCTCCTCCTTTTTTGCCTGCCTGGGACTTCTTTTCTCTGAAATCCTCCTGCTTTTGACGCTCTTTTTCGAGCCTTTTATTGACAAGTCTGACAGGATTATCGGGCATAATTGTAAACCGGTCCATCACAATATCTGGCACAGAAGGAGTGCTTAATCCAGGCAAAAGTCTGATGATTTTGGTGTGGTCGGCGGGAATTGAACCTTGAATCCAGCAGATAGATAGAAGTGTGATGTAAACGCCTCTTTCCTCAAATGTCATGGAAATAACATTCTCATCGGACAGGAAATCGCCAGGGTAGAATTGAAAGGCAGGGCTTTTGTTAATCATAAAAACTCAGCGTTTTTTGTTTAAATCGTTTCATGGATAATTCGCAATAATCAGGATAGATTTCTATTGCCTTACATTTGCGGCCGTGATCCCTCGCCACTTTTCCAGAGACACCGGATCCGAAAAAATTATCGAGAATAGTATCTCCTTCTCGGGACCCGGCTAGGATGCAAGGAGTAATCAAGGCAGGAGGAAAGGTTGCGAAATGGGCTTCTTTATATTGATTTGGTGATATATGCCACACCGACCTTTTATTTGCCCCTTTTTCAATATTCCCCCTGGCTTTCATATTGCCGTTGGTTTTTCCATAAGTGCGGGAGGACCCCTTTTGGTTCTCAATATCCTGATGAAACCGGCCAACATCCTTGAAAGGCTCCCGGATGGCATCGGCATCGTAATAATATGTGTGGGATTTGCTGAGCAGGAAAATATACTCGTGGGATTTCGTGCAACGGTCTGTGACGCTCTCAGGCATCGGGTTTGGCTTGCTCCAGATAATATCCTGGCGAAGATACCAGCCATCGGAACGGAGAGCAAAGGCCAGCATCCAAGGGATTCCGATTAAATCCTTTGGTTTGCAACCTGGGGGAATTTTTCTCGAGACCTTGTCGCCGGGCCTGGGCTTGTGTCCATGAAATTTCCCGAAAGGCTTTCCTTCTGCGTGTCCCCCTGGCAGTCCGTCTTTTGCGTAAGTATCGCCAATGTTTATCCAGAGGGTTCCATCCTTTTTCAAGGTTCGATGGACCTCTCGGAAAACAAGGACCAGCTTTTCGATATATTCTTCCGGGGTGTTTTCCATTCCGATTTGCCCTTTAATCTTGTAATCCCTTAGCCTCCAGTAAGGAGGTGAAGTGACGCAACACTGGACGGATTCATCTGGAATTTGAGCCAGACCATCCATCACTTCGGCGTTGTAAAGAGTTATATTTTCGTCCTGGAAATATGGATTCATAAGGTTAAAAGGACCACCCCCGAAAGGATGGCCCCATAATTGTTAGTCGGTGACTACTTCCCAATCTCTAGCCAGGATGTCGGTGATAGAAGCTACCCAAGGAACCAGATCACCCTGCACCGTTTTCATGTAAAAATAGGGCAGAGTCATTTTAGAATTGGCATCGGGATTTTGTTGATGTATATACATCCCCCTTCCATTCCATCCTGCCCTTGTTACTTTATTTCCTGCTGCCAGGTTTTCAATTGCGAGGCCAAAATTAAACATAAAATTCCTTTCGTTAAAGTTTGCTAATATTCTGCTATGAATGTTCTTTCATATCAGTGGTTAAAACATATCGAGGGGTTAATACCTCTCGACCGCATCCGTCACAATCAGAGTCCCACACAGAATCCGTACACCATTGGCGACCTTCATAATTCGGATCGCCACCAGGAAGCTCAACGTCACATTCAGGACAAATCGGCTGCAAATATATTTCCTTTGGGTTATTCATATAGCCTCCAGTAAGTTTGCTAAAGTTTTGCTACAAAATAGGGGGTGTTATAAATTATATCGCCCTTCTCCGCGACATTGGTTACATTGGGAAGTTGATTGAAAAGTTCCACCATAACTAATTATTATTCCTTTCCCCTTACATTCATCACATAAAATCTTGTCTTTTTCTTTTTTCAGTTCTTTTTTCAATTCTTTATTTTCAAGGTCTACTGGGTTTGGAATACAATCGTGTCCGAACGCCATTCCATAATTTTCATGCCCACTTTCAACCCATCCGGCAACATTTTCGATCTGCTCTTTTGTAGCCATAATTCCCGCATCATCAAACGCCTCACCTATACACTCTTGCCAGTAATCCATCTTTCATCCTCCAGTTAAAGTTTGCTAATAGTTTGTTAGTAAAACGGGGGTGTCAAAAATCCCGCAGCGTTGTTTTATAAGGGGGTTATGCGTTATGCAAACAACAGTATTGACTGTTGGCTTAAAATTAGCCACCGTAAGTGTCTTTGTTTTCAGTGAGTTGCACGGCGTCAATATTTTGATCCCTATAGTTTGTCAAGAGTTTGCTAAGTTCTTCTCGGATTGGATGGCTTGAATTTACTCCAAAATCATAAATATGAGCCTGAGAAAAAATGGGTTCTTTACTCAATCTCATTAAAAGTTCTTGTCGCGGGAGTGCCGCTGAAACTCTAATAATATATTGTCGCTCCTGTTTCGTTCGCCGTTCCCTTGTGTTTTTTCTTCTTTCATCCATCTTTAACCTCCAGTTTATTATTTGTATTGTTCGAGAAAGGGTAAACGTATTTTTATTGGCCCGTTCTTTTTCACATATTTATCAAGGGCTGCAAGTTCCTCCGGTGTTGTATTTTCCTCTAGGTTTTTTCTTACACTCTTTGCTAGTGCTTCCGCGGCAGACTTTGCCATGCGTTCTCTTTCATCCATCCTCATTCCTCCTTATCGTTTGTGATGTTCTTCCCGGAATCGGGTCCAGTTTGAAACTGCTTCGGGTGAGCCCCAGGAGCGTCCCGGTAAATGTTCCAGGCAAAAGTCAATCCATTGGAGCAGATGATATCGGTTATGGACATCCGCTCTTTTGACCGCGCCGCGCAGATCATTTGTGAGGATGGAATAAAGGAAACCGCCTAGCTCCCATCCATACTCCAGATAATTCTCCATGTTCTCCCTCATGTGTTCCGGGAGCGCACTGTAATCAACGTGCGTAAATTCTTTGGGTTTTTTATTCTCCGGATTTTGATTTTTTAATTTAGAAATTTCCGTCAATAATTTTTTTATTATCAATTCAGTTTCTTCACGGTTGCTTTCAATAACGTCTGTCAATAATTTAATTCTTTCTTTATCATCCATTTTTAAACCTCCAGTTATTTAACATCAAATTTCCTCATTCCTTCTTTAAGAGTTTCCCTGTCCGTCCTGGCGTAAATCAGGGTAGTATTAAAATCAGCGTGGCCCATCAACTCTTGGATCGTGGTCAAGGCCACCCCCTGCTTAATCAGATAACAGGCGCCGAAATGCCTCAGAACGTGCATTGCTCCCCAGTGGTCCCATCCCGAAGCTCTTAAGTTACGTCCTACGGCACTTGAGACCGTTGAGGTATTCATAGGAGGGAACCATCGACCATCATCATTTAATGGCGTTGGTACACTCTTAAAGGCATCCCGGAGTTTATTTGTCATGGGAACAAAGAGGGGGGGCCGATTTTTGTGTCTGGTTTTCCTTCTGGTGTAAGTGATGCCGGCATCGGGACCCGTAAAAACGACCTGGCTCTTTTCCATATAAAGTAAATCGCTGAGGGGCATCGTGGAATACAAAGCCACATAGCAGAGTCCGTGATATTTCCTTGATCGAGGGGAAGATTTCAGCCGGTCCAGGAAGATGAAAGCTGTCTCCTCGAAAAGGATCTGAGTCCCATCGAATGTCCTGCCTTTTATAAAATTAATTTCTTTGTAATTAACCTCCAGACCCAACTCCGTTGCCGGCCTGATAATTGCCAGGGCAGAGGATTCGCAATAGGTGGACGCAATCTTTTCAGCCCATTCTTGGACGTTAATTTCATGGAGCCGTTTCCCCGCGAATTCCGGAATAACGTGGTTTTCCAGATTCATCAGCTTATTTTTCCGGTCCACCTGGGGATTGTATTTCTTGACTAGATCATCAAACTTGGCTGAGTAAAATTGGTAGGTGCCATCCTCAATAGAATTGATTAGAGCAATAAATCTTTTGATGGCCAGGTCCTTGTCGGACGTTTTGAGAGAACGCCTGAGTAGCGTTCCCTGATGCGTGATACTGACGTACCAATACTGTCCCTTCTTGAAAATAATATCGCCCATCGTTATACCCTCCAGAGCATTCGAATAGCTTGACGCTAAAAATTCTAAGTTGGAAGGTAACACAAAAGAATTCATTTACGAATCATCATATTTATAACGAGTTTCAAATCGACAAGTTTTTCGCGCAATTGATAAATTTCAGCTTTCTTGTCGTGGAGAGCATCATCCCGAGCCTTTAGAATTCTTTCTAATTTGAATCCTGAGAGAGATTGCGGTTTTGCTTGGTATACAGAAGATATCTTGTTGAATTTATTTTTTGAATACGTTTCCCGTAACATGGTTTTCCTTATTAAAGGGTGAGCCAGACCGGATTGGATACCGGCCTGATAAACCCTGTCGTGGACCTGGAGGGACCGACCTGACAGGTAGACAGGTGCGCCTGTCCCGCTGGCTCGTTATATTTGCGGACGCCCCTTGAGCGGGAGACCTTATAAAGATCACCCAAGAGGATAGCCACAAGGCTATTCGGCCTCGACTTGTTCCGATTCAATGGCAAGCCGCCGCTAATTCAAAGTCAGGTTTTCGTCCTCGCTTACCCGAGTAACAAAAAACTGCATATCTGTTTTCTCTGCCAGCTCCACAAACTTTTTAAATACTTCTTCGTCCAGGGCTTCCAGACCATCCACACAGACTAGAGGCAGTTTGGTTTTTCGGAGACCGGCAACCATCAGACAAAAACTGATTTTAGATGCCTCGTTCAAAGTGTCGAAGTTGACGCCGTTGATATAAATATCACCATCCCTGACTTCCAGGTTATCGATGGGAAGGTTCTGCATCATTTCAGCCTTTAGACCATCCAAAGATTTGATCTGCTCCCCTTGAGAAAGTGCTTCCTTTTTCAGGATCTCAATTTCTCCCTTGGTTCGTTCGACATACTCAACTGCGCCAGATATCTTGGCCTGGTTCTTTGAGTTCTGATCGGCCTCGGTGATCTTGGCCTTCAAAGGTTCGGCTACCTTTTCAAATTCTTCTCGCACCTTTCCTGCTGATACCGTATGAGCGGAAGTACATTCTTCAATATAAGCAGAAAGCTCTTTATTTAACTGATCAATTTTAGCTTGGGTACTTTCTTTGGCATCATTAACAAGTTTCAATCTAATTGCAGAGACTTCCTCGTTCCCTTTCTCCAGGATAATCGATACTTTCTCCAACTCCGTCCTAAGCGTTCCGACCTGAATTGCCCAATCAGTTTTATTGGATGGATCGAAAGGAATTGTTTTATTCATTTCCTGGACCATCACATCCAGATCAACAGCTTTCTTGTTGACAAAAGCTCTCTCCTCATAGATATCTTTCCTTACCGCCTCAATGACTTTGAGGGGATGAGCAGTTTCCCCGGAACGATCAAGGCCAGTAATAAATTTGATTTCATCAGCCGGCAATTCCATCGGAACAGAATCGAGGAGCAACTTAATCCGGGTCTTGGAGTCAGCAGTTAATATTTGAATAGGATTGATACCCACAGAATCCACAATCTCTTTAACGTAGGATGCCCCGAGCTTCATCTTCTTGCCTTCCTGGTCCTCAAAGACAACGCTGGATTTATCGCGGTTCATTTTCTTTCTGAGCGTTTCGCCGGTGTCAAAGATAAGAACAACCTCGCCTTCCGTTGTGCCGTTTTTAAGCAGGGTTCCATCATGCCCACCACCGAGCGCACTTTTAATGGCTTCCAGGACAGAAGTTTTTCCCGAAGCGTTTTGACCGGAAATTGTGGTTATTTTTCCCGGCGCATATTCCAAACTGTCAATTCCTAAAATGTTGCGGATCTGAAATTTAATAAGTCTCATCTTTCCTCCAGTATTGTTTAAAGTTCAGGGGCTTGCCTGATCCACAAGGTTCAGGAAGGTGGAAAACGGGCTACTGAATTAATCAGGAGCAAACACCTCTTTATCAAGCCCCTTTATATTATTTTGCTATTTCTTCTAATCCTTCAAGAAACAAATCATATCTCTCTTGAGTGATTTTAGAAGCGTCACTAAAACCATTTTTCTTTGCAAATGTCACAAACTCTTTGGTAGTGAGTTTCAGATCCCTCACCTTTTGCAGAACTGTAGCAATCTGCTCCTCGTTAATTGTTTCCAGTGTGATGGGAATATCATCATCCATTGGAGGAGGGATAGCATTCTCATCGGCAATGCCAGGACCCGGAGCAGGGGGAGGAGTTTCTTCTGGCTCCTCAACCACAGGAGGATTTGTTATTTCATCGGCTGTGAGAATTTCCATGGGAGGTTTTTGAGCGTCCAGGATTTTCTTGGAAGCCTCAAATTTTTCCTTATCCTTTTCCTTCTCTTTTTCGGTGACGATCACAGCTTCGATGTCGATAATATCCTGTACTTCTTCCCGACTCTGGATACCTTTCAGAACATCGGGAAATAAATCCCGTAAGGCAAAAGAACGAGCCCTCATTTGAAGCATTCTTTTTGGATACTGTTTCCAAGGTCCGGTTTTTCCCCACAAGCCGGCTGTTTGAGCATCGGTCTTGCTAAACGTCTGGCTCACTACATTTGGCTCATCGTATCTTTTAACCTCACAGGTAGCAGAATTTAGATCACCTGTCTCTTTCATCCATTCCAGATGCCCGGAACCCCGCACCAGTGCTATCTGAGCATCACCCCAGATGCAGGGACGCCCATTGATAACCGCGATATTTTGTAAGGCTTGCATCGGCAGGAGGCCGACTTCCATCCCCAATTGAATAGCAACGATTGTGTTAGGTTCGTGGCCTTTAAAATCCTTGGGAACCATATCGGTGTGCGCCATCATCTTACCCATCTTAAAAACTTCGTCATAATTCTTGGGAATGATCGGCATAATTTGAACCGATTCCCTTTTGATTAATGCTTGTTTTTCTTCCATCGTTGATCCCTCCAGAGTTCCAGGTTAAAAATATCTATCCAACAAACGAGAGCCCAGGCAATGCATAGGGCTCCCACAGTTCCAATAACAGCGGCTTCGAACATATCTATGCTCCTACTTCATGCCGGGGATTGCCTTCATCCGGTAACAAATCGTTTTCCTGAAAATCGGACTCCACCCTTTCACCCTCAATTTCTTCATCAATCCATAAGACAGCCTCATCTGCGGAATTGACCAAGGATTGAAAACATTCCGTATCCCAAAAAGGATCGGCAATATTTATGGCATCTTCCGGATCGGATTTTTGCAACTGAACCATAAGAGTTGCTATGCTCGTCTTAACTTCGATTAACGCTTCAATTCTGTTCATAATCTAGCCTCCAGCTAAATATCGGTTGACAAATATCTCTTTATATGAGACAAAAAAAAAGGCCAAACAGCAGGGATCTCTTGGGAGAAAAGTCGCTGTTTGGCCTGAGTAGAGCTTTGCGGTTCGGTTTCCCGTACCTCTCGGCTTTCTGATTTAATTAACAATCCCATTTAATCTTTTCTCCCGTTAAAACTTAACCTTCAATATAAGCGAGTTTGGATTATAAGTCAAGCGAAATCAGCTTTTT